TGTAGCTGCTTCAGCATTTGAAAATGCTAATGAACCACTAACTGTAGTTTGAAGTGTTGAATCTAATCCTGATCCAAAAAAGCTAACTGAACCAGAGCTTAATATTGTTAATGATTGAACTGAAACATTAGAAGTTGCTCCTCCTCCTACTAAATATTCTACTGTTAGAGTAGTGTTTGAAGGTGCTAAACCATAAGTTTTAGTATAAGTAAAGTTAGCTGGATCCCAAGCTGTAGTTAATTTATCTGTTCCATAAGGTAATCCCAAACCTATATTATCTGAATTTGGAGTAATTATTTCATCTGGGTTTGATGAAACACCAGGTCCAAATTGTATTTCTAATGTGTTATCTGATTTAAATCTTTTTATAAATCTACGAGGTACTTTTTTTACTTTAAGTAAATAAGGTGTAGTCTCATTATATTGTGCTAACGTTGGATCATTTGTAGCTGTATTAGTTACAGGGTCAAAAATTGTTTCTTGAGCTAAATAAGGTACTTCATACCATCTATTACCATCACTATCTGTAATTTTAACTATCTCTATTATATTTGTATCTTGTATCTGTATAGTTGAAAACTTTTCAGGAGATGTAAATGTAAATGCTGCTGATTTTAAAGTACCTGCTGAGGCATTAGCTGTTTTTTTAAGTAAATAAAAATTAGGATTATTTGAACCATCTACAGAATAAACTGATACTGTTGTTGGGTCAAAACTACCTGATGTTGTAAAGTTAACTTGATCTTCTATGTAAAAGAAAACACTACTATCATTTGATGATTGAATTTGAGCTCCATTAGCTAAAATCATAGCGTAATTATAATCTGGTCTTACTGAACCATAAGCAGTAGTAGAAGGTACTAACTGAAAAATATCTACACCTGTTGTTGCTGCTGTAGTTACTTGAGGAAAATACCCATGTGTATAAGCTAATGATAATAAATTATCTCTTTGTTTAGCAAATTCTAAAAAATTTTCTTGTACTTGATTATCTCCATAGTATGATAAAACGTCACCTACATAAGCAGCCATTTCAATTAACATCAAACCAGCTGATGTATCTGAAAAATCGTTATAGGTATCGGGATAATATACTTGGGCAAATTCAAGTAATTTTTGCTTGAACCCGTCAAAGTCTTTATTTAAATATTGTATTTGTTTACTTTCAGCCATTGTTAAGGTTTATTTGAAGTTCATCTTCAATATTAGTATTGATAATAGAATAATTTAAATATATATTAAAAGTATGGCTATCGGGTTGAAGAGTTACTTCTAATTCTCTTATATCAACCGTTGGAAAATAGGCTTCTACTCCTCCTCTAATTAAATTATCTATTTGATCAACTATATCTTCTGTTATTGGTTGGAATAATAATTCTCTTACTCCAGAACCAAAACTTGGATTAAATACCCTCTCTCTTTTACCTGTTAAAATAAAATTTAATAAATTTGACTTTACAGCATCTCTAGTTGAATAAGTAGTGTTTATACCTGTTGAACCATCAAAAGGTACTTTTATACCAACACCTATACTAGGTTTAGTATCTAAAACATCTACATTTCTAACTATATAAGCCATTATATTTTACCTGCTTCTTTCATTTTGCCCATTAATCCACTAAAATCAGGTACAGCATCAATTGATACTTGGTTTATATCTGTTGTTTTAGGGGCAGATGCTAGCATTTCATCTGCTGATTGAACTACTTTAGTATTTCCTCCAGGCATACCACCTTGGAATCCTACAGCATCTTGTGCTGTCATTCCACCATTAAGGTTTCTCCAACTACCCTCAACGTGTGTTTGATTTAAAACATCAGCTAAAGCACCTACTCCTTCAAATAAAGGTTTTGTAGGTTTAGTTTCTGTTGGAATAGTCTTATTTTCTTTAAACTCTTGTACAACCGGCTTTTCAGTTACTTTAGTTTCAGTTATAGGAGTTTTCATAATTAAAGAAAGTTCTTCCTTAATTACGCTTCTTACTTCGTCTCTAATTATTTTTCTAAAAGCTTCTAATTTCATGATTATAAATATTTATATATTATCTTTTTATTCTAAATGCTGGGCGTAATGTTACTTCAACTTTGTTTGGTTCTGGGCCTAGTTTTAATTGGTATTTATCCCTTATATTCATATCACTAATACCATATTGAATTTCGGTATCAGTATATTTTTGTCTTTGTAAAGTTCTAATCCATTGTGGTAATGCTTGTTCTTCTACCTGTGTGAAATAATCTTCGTAATCAGGTGGAGAAGGTTGTTGAGGTGGTCTATAATTTAATGTTAATTGTTCCCATTCTAATCTAGTAGAATTTCTTAAACCTTCATACCATTGTGATGTTTTTCTTTTAACTTCTTCAACTTTGTTTGGGTTTGGATCAACTGTACTTAGTACTTGTTCTTTTAAGGTATTAAATAATTCTGTATCAGACAAGTCTTGTGAGTTGGGTGATTTTAAAAGGTTGCTTAATGTTGTTGAATCTACAGTACTAAGAGTATTTAACATGTCTGATATAGCTTTTGCTTCAGGGTTGTTAACTTTTTGTTCTTCAAGTATAGGGTCTATTAATGCTCTTGTATTAATAATTCTACTAGGTGATTCTTTATCTCCTATACTACTAGCGTTAGTTATGTTTCCACCTCCCATAGATTGGTCTTGAACAAAACGTGATCCACCAATTCTTGTTTCTATTGGTTCATTTGAATCTATAGGTTTTCCTTCTATTGAACTTCCTGCTTTACCAGAAGATATATTACTTGCTGCTCTATTATTTGATTGAGCTTTTATATTGCTAACAGCTATAGGATTTGCCCCTAAATCTTCAACTAAATTTAAAGTATCTGAATCGCTTATTTGATTAGGCTGTTTATCTGATGTGTTAACCCCAATTATTCCTTCATTAAGCCTAATTCTTAATTTGTATCTTAATTCATTAATTATACCTGGTAAATCATCTGAAAATGTTAAGTCTGTAGCAGCTATTATATTATTTTCTGAATCTAATGCTATTCCTCTTCTTCTAAGTAGATTTTGTTTATTTTTATCTATAGGTTTATCTTCTTGAATTTTAAGGGTATATCCTAAATATATTTCTTGAAAATTACCAAATGAATCATTAGCGTCAGCTACAATTTGATTATCTAAATAAATATTTTCTGCGGCTTGAACTAGAGGACCATGTTTAGCAGCATCAAATTTATTAAATGTATAATATTGAAGTTTACTTCTAAAATCTTGTCCTAATGTATCTTCAAAACTAACTCCTGTTGCTAATGATGTTAAATCACCATAAAATACTATGTTTCCATATTCATCATATCCAAAGACAGTATCAGGTAAAACCATTATAGTTCCTTTACCATCTATAATAACAAATGTGGTTGCTCCTGTTTTATTAACTTCAGCTACACCTTGTTGTCCTGCTTCAAATTTATCTAAATTTGGGATTGTATCTAAAAGTCGTTTTAAAGCAAAGAAAGAATTTCTTGATGCTTCATTCATAGATTCTTGGAATCCAGAACTATTAAGCCCCTCACAACTTTCTAATTTGGCTTGTAATTCAGCTGTTTCTTTAATAAGATATTGTAAGTAAGTTTTTCCAAATGATAATAACCCTATTGTTTTATCAAATTCTCTACTTATTTTTACTAATAAATCAATAGCTCTACTGATTCCATCTTCAATTTTTGTTAGAATATTAGTAGGCCTTTCTATCATTCCTACAGTAGTAAGTAGAGATGGGATAGGTGCAATAGCAAATCTTATAACTTTTACTACTACTCTTATTACTTTAAGAACTACAACTACTGTTTTTATTAAATTATTAATAGTTGTTATAAGTGCTATAGCAAAATCTATTATAGCAACTACAGTTTTTGCAGTTTTATTGATAACTCCTACAATTGCTGCTATCTCTTCATATGGTATAAAGTCTCTTAAAAATTGGTTAACTGATGTAATTTGTTTTTTAAAAACTTCTTGTAAAGCAAATTTTAAATCAGTATAGGGTAATATTTTACTATAAGCATCTCTTAATTTTCTTGATTTAGAAATAACTTCTTCTGCTGTTAAACCACCAGCTAATAAACCCCCTACTGCTTGGGTAGAATCAGCAATTGAAGTTGCTCCCTCTAAAGTTCTACTTTGAATATCTTCAATCTCATCATTAATATCTTTTAAGGCTTTTTTAAGAGCTCTTGCTCCTGG